GGGGGATTCTGACGGGGGTGGGTGGGGGTGGCTGGCTGTAGGCGGCGAGGGCGTGGCGGAGGGCGTGGGCGTAGCCGAGTACCCAGAGGTGGCCAGCGGTGATGACGACGGCGGCGGCGTAGGCGTTGGCGATGACGATGAGGGCGATCATGGCGGGCCGAGGTTGGCCAGGAGCTCGTCGCGGGCGATGCGGATGGCGGCGGCGAGCTGGGCGTTGGCGTCGCGCTGGTGCTGCTCGGTGAGGGCGGCGACGACGGCCTGGAGCTGGGGGGCGATGGCGATCTCCTGCAGGTGCAGGACCGCCCACTGGGCGACGGTGAGCTTGCTGCCGTTGTCGGCGTTGTAGCGGTTGGTCTCGGCCTGGAGGCCGGCGCGGGTCTTGTGGGAGAGGTCGATGGTGATTCGTGGCACGGTGGTCCTCCTATGCTGCTATCAACACACGTTCGCCGCCGACGAAGTTGCCGCCGCCGGCACCAGGGTCGAAGCTCTTTACCTGGCGGAAGGTGGGCGTGGCCCCTTCCTCGATCCAGAGCGGGGTCTCGCCAGCGGCGGGCGTCCAGCCGCCAGTGCCCCGGTCCTTGAGCCGCATGGTTGGGCCGGCGCCTAGCTCCAACAGGTAGGCGATGGTGCCGCCCACCACGGTGCCTTGCTTGTAGCCGTAGCGGTTGGTGCCGCCGGTGATGGCGTCGCCGAGGTAGGCGTGTATGTTGCGGCCGCCCTTAGCGCCCTGGTCGCGGGCGCGGAAGGCGGCGGCGTCGGAGACGCTGCTGAGGCTGACGCTGCCGGAGGCGGGCAGGGTGTCGTAGCCGTAGAAGCTGATGGTGGAGAGCGTTGGCAGGGCGGCGTTGTTGACCCAGCCGGAGAGGGCGCCACGCACGGTCTGCCCGCCGGCGGTGCTGGTGTTCTCGCGTGTGACCTTGGCGTCGATGGCGTTGGCGTCAGGGACGAGGAAGGTGCCGCGGTGGGTGAGGCGGGTCTTGAGGGCGGCCCAGACTTTGCCGGTCTGGGCGGCGGTGGCGGTCAGGTCAAGCTCGGCGCTCAGGGGGGAGCTGTCGATGGCGCCGCCAGCGGTGGCGCCGATGGAGGCGACGGAGAGGATGACGCCGGCGGTGGCGTAGCGGACTTCGAGGGTGCCGCCGAACCTGGTGGTGGTGGACGAGAAGTAGAGGCTGTAGCTGGTGCCGCCGAGGATGCGCCCGAATTGGATGGCGGCGGCGCCGCCGGAGCCCTGGCCTTCGATCTGCTGGTAGGTGCCCGCGCCGTCGGTGAACTGGCTGAAGGCCATGATGAGGCCGGCGGTGTCGATGTTCAGGGCCTTGCCGTCGTCCAGGCTGATGAGGACGTTCGGTGTGGCGGCGTCGACGGTGATCCTGGCTACGCCGGTGCTGTCGTAGATGGCCTGGGCGGCGGCGAGCTTGACGCCGGCGCTGAACGTCTGGAGCGCGGCCCAGGTCTCGGCCTGGGCCAGCGCGCCGTAGACCGTGTGCGGGTCGGCGAGGGCGGCGTGGGCGGTCCGCTCGGCGTCTATCTCGGCTACGCGGGTGGCGTCGGTTGTGACGAGGGGTGCGCCCAGGTTACGGGCCTTGAAACCGCCGAAGTCCTGGTCGGCGGCGGGGATCACGTCGCCGGAGTGGTTGGCCTCGCCGTGGGGGCTGGGGGCGCCGCCGCCACCGCCGGGCGTGGAGGGTACGGCGCCCTGGGTGGTGAGGACGACGGCGTCGTCCTGGTTGGCGGGGTCCAGGAAGAGGACGGTGCATTGGCGGCCCACCACCACGTCGGCGGCGGGGATGTTGGTCGCCACGCGGACGGCGCTGAGGACGGTGGGGTGTGATCCCACGAGCTGCACGTCGGCCTTGTGGGTGCCGGCGGTGTAGGTCTTGATGATGGCCTTGGCGATGACGCGGCCGCCGGGGATGCTCTGGGGGTCGTCGCCGAAGCGCTGGGTCATGGCGCGCCTAGCTCGATCTGGTGGTCGTAGCGGGCCTTGCCGCCGGGGCCGCGCCGGTAGAGGGTGCGGATCCCGAGGACGCGGCGCTTGGCGGCGCTGAGGCCGTGACGTGTGTCTGTGACGGCGATCACGTCGTTTACCTCTAGCCCGCAGTGGACGGGGGCGGTGATGACGTCGCCGCGTGTGGTGTCGATGGTCTGGCGGCGCTGCTCGGCGGCGGCGCGGGCGGTGGCGTCGGCACCGGCCGTTAGGTAGGGGTCGGCGCGCTGCCGGGGGGCTGAGTAGAGCAGGGCGGTCTCTGCGTAGTCGATATCCTCGGCGACGATTGTCCCGTCGGTGGCTGCGAAGACTTGGGCGTGGTTGGCATCCTTGAGAGCGTCGGCGTACTCGGCGGCGGCGATCTCCTGGTCTTCGCTGGTGAGGGGGCGGCCATAGGCAGCGTCGGCGGCGTCTGCGGCCAGGGGTTCGTTGAGAAACAGGAACTCACCGCGGGCGAACAGGCGATCGGGGACGCGCTCCAGGACGCGCCTGATGGCAGTTAGGGCGGATGTCCCCGGCGGCAGGGCGAGCGGCGGGTAGAGGTTGGCGCTGGCGGAGCTGGCGCCGCTGGAGGAGAGCTCGTAGCCGACGCGGGCGAGCAGGTACTGGAGCTGGCCGAAGACGTTCTTGGCGCCGGCGGCGAACTCGACGGCGCGGGGGAAGCGGTGGCGGGCGAGATGGGCCCAGGCCGGTGCCAGCGTGATCTTGACCACGGCGCGGCCGGCCTCGTAGATGTGGCGGAATCCCTCGACGTAGTAGGCGGGGCCGGTGGAGGCCTGGTTACCTGCGCCGGTGAGGTAGCCGGGGCTGACTCGGATCTCCGCGCCCTTCGTGAGGGCGGCGGCGGCGCCGCTGCCTGGGGTGGTGTAGGCGCCGTCGGCGTTGTCCAGGACGAGCTCGGAGAGCGCAGGCGCGCCGCCGGTCTCGTGCAGGTCGGCGCTGACGACGCGGGCGCTGATGTCGGTGGCGCCGTCGGCGATGGCGGCCTGGTAGACGTAGTGGGCGGTGGTGAGGAAGACCTGGGTGGCGTCGTAGGAGATGGCGACGCCGAAGGGGGCGAGGATGTTCAGGGGGATGGGCTCGCGCCACAGGTTGTCGGCGTAGGCGGCGGTGGCGGGCTGGTAGGTGTGGTAGGTGCGGTCGTAGGCGACGGTGCCGGTGAAACGCTGGCGGAAGGTGGCGCGGAACACGTCGGGCCTTGCCAGGTAGGGGCTGCCCAGTGCGATGCCTGAGGCGCTGATTACCGAGTGTATGGTGACGCCGGCGCTCCATGTGTTGGCGGCCTGGCTGAAGCCGTCGCCGAAGCGGTAGCTTGTGATCGCCCAGAAGGGTAGGGCGGCTGCCGTATCTTGCTGGGCAACGATGACGTTCCAGTCTCCGCTGTAGGTGACGGCTGTTCCCCAGGTGAGAGGGGTTGTGGGGCCGGCGTAGCCTGTCCAGGTGGTGCCGTTCCAGCGCCAGGCGTCCAGGTTGGGGTTGGCTCCGGCTGAGATGACGACAACGTTGCCGTCTGACTTGCCGGCGGCGGCGATTGCGTGGACGGCAACGCCGCTGGTGAAGGCGAGGGCGAAGGCGGTCCAGGTGGCGCCGTTGTCGGTGCTGGTGGCGGAGTGTACCTGGGTGTCGATGGCGTTGTTGATGATGAATGCCCACAGCGTAGAGCCTGCTTTGGCGAAGGCGATGAGGTTAGCCTTGGGCGTGATAGGAGCACTCCATACGCTCCAGCTCCCGTAGCCCGAGCCGATGACCGGCGTGGTCACGCGGGAGCGGCTGAGGTTGGTCCCGTCGAAGCGGGCACGGGTGAGAGAGCCGTCGGCGGCGACGATGGCGGCATGGCCGCCGTCGGCCTCGCCACCGGCGTACCACTGCTGCCAACGCAGGCGGCGGATGCCGGCGTGACGGTCGCTGACGGATACCAGGAGGTAGGGCTTGCGGACGCGGGCTTTCTGGGCGGCCAGCAGCTCCGCTGACAGCGAGCGCATGGCTACGGTCCGGGGTCGCTGCTCTGGGTGGGTGTGGGCTCGGCGGGGGCGTAGAGGCGGCTGCGTTTGATGCCGCGACGGGGGGCGACGCGCTCCTCGTAGCGGGCGCGGAAGTGGGCGGCGAGGCGTCGCCATTCGGCGGTGGAGCCGGGGCCGCCTGTGGGCAGGGTGTTGGTGAGGTCGGCGGCCTGCTGGTCGCAGGCACGGCCGGCGGCGGCGTGGACCAGGGCGTCGTCGTAGTCCTCGGGCAGGGTCTTGGTGCCGTTAATGGAATGGAGGCTTTGCCAGTAGATGGTGCAGTTGGTGCCGTTGGGGACGGCGGCGCTCTCGATACGGAGGGTGTCCTCCCAGACGGAGAAGTCGACGAACGACTTTGGGTCGGTGCCGGTGGGCCACTCAAGGGCGACGAGGCGGACGCGCTCTGTGAGCGTGGTCAGGGCCACGTTGCGGCTGCCGTTGGTGGTGGCGATGGTGGTGGTGCGCTCGCGGGGGATTCGATGGGAGAGGTCGCGAAGGCCGTCTTGGATGTGCTGGTCGAGCTCGGCGGTAGTCCAGACTGCGGCGGCGGCGTCGTCAAGGACGGTCTGGAGGCGGGCCCTGATGGTGGCGAGGGCGGTCGGCACGGTGGCCGCCTAGCCGGGGGCGTGGGAGCCGACTGTGCACCAGAGGGTTGCTGTGTAGGTGTTTGGCGTTGGAGCGAAGTCTGCGTTCGTGGTGACGACGACCTGCAGCTTGTCGTTGTAGGCGATGGGGACTGACAGACCTGTGTTGTGGGCGTCTATGGCGCTGTCCAGAAGAGGGTTAGTGGAGAAAATATATGTGAGCCTGGGTAGGGCTAGCTTGACGCCGTTCAGGGTGACTTCGAATATGGCGCTCCCGTCGCCGGTCATTTGTTCTGTGGCCGTGAGGGAGAGGGCGATGAGCTCGCCGTTGAAGAGGACATGGAATTCCCGAATGGCGTTGGAGACGGCGAGGCCCAGAGGGGCGTTTGTGAGGCTGGGAGTCACATCTGTTTTGACGAATGCGACGGGGTAGACGGGTGTGCCTATCAGGCGTCCTTGCTGGTCTTGCGCGGTGGCGGCGGCGGTGGTGTGGGTGCTCTGATCACGAGCTTACGGGCGCAGTTCGAGCACGATTGTTCATCCTGCTCCAGGAGGACTTTGGTTTGGCAGCGTGGGCACCAGACGCCCGCCATGGTTAGTTCGTCCAGTCGCTGGAGGAGATGCCGTCGATGCGGCCGAGGGCCTGTGTAGCTTTGAGGCAGAGGGCGGAGTAGGCCTTGAGGCGTGTGCGACGGGCGTCCTTTGTCTCAAGGGCGCCGACTTCTTCGATCTGGATGATGCGTTCGAGGTCATCCTGGGCGTTGGGGTCGTCGGCTGAGATGCCAAACAGGCCATCCTCGGCAAGGCGGCAGGCGAAGATGCTGGAGGCAGTGCCGGTGGTCTTGAGGGCGAAGGCGCCGGAGGCGATAGTCTCGGTGTCGACGATGAAGTCGCAGGGGATGATGGGTACTTCGTTGAACGACTGAACCTGGCGGTCGATGCCCTGGATTGTGGACAGGGCCAGCTCCCAACCCTGGGCGACGGCCAGCTTCTGGATGCCACGGCGGGTGCGGCGGCTCATCAGTAAGACATCCGGGCGGGGCCGGATGAGGTCGATGAGCTCGCGCAATAGAGTGTAGGTGCCGACGCCGGGGACTGTGGTGGCGCCAGCGTGGAGCTGCTGGCCGGAGACGTCGTCGCTGATGATCTCGTGGAGGCCGTCAAATTCGTTGGCATCGGTGTCGATGCTGCCGTAGATGGCCTTGTCGCCCCAGGTGTCGGCGAAGTTGCGGGCCTTCATGGCCAGGAGCTCGGCGCGCAGGTCCTGGTCTTTCGAGCGGGTGATGCGGAGGAAGTTATCGATATCAGCGTCACCGATGAGGATCTTGAGGGCGGCTGTTAGCAGTGTGGTTGTGGGGACGCCCTCAGTGACTGTGCCGCCGGGGGCAATGAAGGTGGGGGCGCTGGCGGCGAGCTCGCGCTGGTACTGGAGTGCGTTGCCCCTGATGGGCGTGAACGGCAGGAGGCCGAGGAGGGGGTTCTGGTCCATAGTGATCTCGGCGACGCCGACCAGAACCTGGTTGGTGCTGTACTTATCGGCTTCGGCGAGTGTCAGGGCCATTGGTTAGCTCCTCTGGGCGAGGCCGAACTTTATGCGGTCGATCCCCTTGACGCCTTCGGGGGGGCCGGGTGGTTCGCGGGTGGTGCCGGCGGCGAGGGCGACCCCGGCGGCGGCTTGGACTGCGGCCGCTGGCGCGACGCCGTTCCTGGCTGCCTCCGCCTGCTGGCGGACGTGGTCGGCGACCGCCCTGGCGGTGGTGACGCCGGCCTGGATGGCGGCGAGGTCGGCGCCCTCGAAGGCGGCCTCTGGCAGGTCGGGGTTAGCGGTGTGGAGGGCGGCGACTTCAAGTTCGAGGTTGCGGGCTTGTGCTTGGGTGAGCTGTTCCTGGAGGGCGGTAGCGTCGGTCTGCTGCTGCCGAGCGGTGGCGAGGGTGGCGGCGGCCTCTTCGGGCGTGGGCTGCCCGTCGGTGTCTGGCATTTCGCTAAGCAGCTTAAGCGGGTTCTCGCCTGCCTGTCAAGGCCTCGATTTCGCGGGT